TACCGGCGGGTGCGGTGAAGCTGACGATACCGCCGGACAGCCTCCGTAAACTTCCTGAAGGTGCCGTGTACCGTGGTAAGAGCGGGCAGGCGAATCTGACCGTAGGCAGTGACGGCAGCGGGAACATCGTGGCCGAAGCCTCGTGTGACAGTCTGCAGCAGCTGGTGCTATGGTATGAAGAAGAGCTGGCACGCATCCGCAGCGAGACCAGGAACGGAACTTTAAATGACGTTCAAACGGAAGAAAAACGCCCTCCGAACCCGGTACGGGTGTTTATCATAGGTGTATTGGCCGGTTTGTTTGCCGGGGTATTATTAACTATCAAACTGAAGAAATGATGAACAAGAATTTCATGTACGGCATCGGTGCCGTGAAATACAAGGACTTTGTGGTGGGCTATATCGAACCCGGTTCGTTTGATATGGGCGGGGTTAAACCTGAATCGACCAAGATAAACGCGGAACAGGTGCCGGGAACTCCTGTGCTGATTATTCCGCAGAGCAACGGCGGTATCGCCCCCACGTTCAATGTCATCCAGTTGAACTACGAGAATCTTCATAAACTGCTTGGGGGCTCCCTTCATTACAAGAAGGAGGATACGGAAAAGAAAACTCCTGTGGGCTGGACCGCTCCTACATCGGCCGTGCTGATGGACGGTCCGTGGGAACTCAGCCTGGTTTCCGGACAGAGTGTACTGATACCGAACGGTACGTTGCTTTCCAACCTGGGCGGCAAACTGACGCTTACGGAAACGGCCAAGATAGAATGCACGCTTGAGGTGGCTATGCCGGCGGACGGTTCGCAGCCTTACGGTGTGTTCGATACGGAAGCAATACCGGATGAGTGGAAACAGTACAAGCTTCCGGCAGCGGAAGCAGCCGCGTCTGTACAGGCCAAAAGCAGAAAGGATTAAGGTATGGCCGACCGATTGGAACAACTGATAGAAATGGAATGTGCGGACGCGCTGCTTGACAGCGGCGTGTCCGTTCCTCTTAAAAAGTGGAAGCTGCCTTGGCTGAAACGTCCCGTGGAGATGCGTGTGACGATGAAGCGGCCGCGATTGCGGGGGCTGATATTGCTGGCCAGGGAATACCTGAAGATGGGTGTCAAGCCCGACTGGCAGCCGAAGGACAAGGCGGAGGAACTGGCCTTTGTGGCGGAGCATGGTCAGGCAGTGAGCCGGCTGCTGGCCTATACGGTATGCCGGGGCTACGTGTCGTGGCATGCGGGTATCGGTCTGACGGCCTGGGTACTGCGGAACTTCGTAGAGTGGCGCTATCTGACGGCCATGTTCCGGACATTTGAGCGGATGATGGGCACGGAGGATTTTATGCGTATTATCAGGTCGGCAGCGCGGGCGAACCCGATGAAGCCGAGACTGAGCCGGGCAAGGAAGGGGAGTTAAGAACCCGTTATGAGGGTTCCCATAGCCCTTTCGGCTTCGTGTGGCAGATAGCGACCGCGACCGGTTGGAGTGTGGACTACATCCTGGACGGTGTGAACTACCAGACGCTGATTATGATGCTGGGCGACGCGCCCCGGTATGTGCGTCAAAAGCAAGGCAGCGGAAACCATGATTCCAGACCGGAGTCCAGCGCGGAAGATGAAGCGAATGATATTGTAGGATTTTTTCAAAGCAGACTGGAATGAGCAAACCTGTAGAAATTGAATTTTTAATGAAGGACAAACTCACGCCCGGCATGGACAAGGCCGAACGTGAGGCGCTGGAACTGCGTAATACCGTCAGACTGCTGGAGGCTGAACTGGAAAGGCTGCGCCTTGCCGGTGAGACAGCCGCCCCCAACCTGGACCAGCGTGCGAACATCACACAGATTAACGCGCTGGAAAAGACTCTTGAGGAGTTGCGTTCCAGGCTGAAGCAGCTGCAGGAGGAATCGGAATCCGTACAGGTTACGCCTGCGGATGTGCCCGACGCCCGACGCCAGCTGGGCGGCCTGCACAACAGCATCCAGCAGATAGCCCGTGAAATGCCCTCGCTGGCCATGGGACCTCAGATGTTCTTTATGGCCATCAGCAACAACCTGCCGATATTCACCGATGAGCTGGCCCGTGCCCGGAAAGAATACGACGAGCTGCAGAAGTCCGGCAAAAAAGGGATACCGGTATGGAAGCAGGTGCTTTCCTCCCTCTTTTCATGGCAGACAGCGTTCACCACCGGCATCATGCTGCTGGTGATGTACGGTGACGAGATCGTGGCGTGGACAAAAGACTTGTTCAGTGCCAGGAAAGGTGTGGACGAATTCAACATATCACTCAGAGAAATGACCGAGATAGAAAAGGACGGCCGCGCCCAGATGGTGCGTACCCGTTTCGAGCTTAAATCGGTCATCGACGAAATAAAGAATTTCACCGGCAGCAAGGAACAGGAAAAGGCCAAGGTGGAGGAACTGAACCGCAAGTACGGGGAAAGTTTCGGTTATTATCAGACCTTATCCGGGTGGTATGACACCCTTATCCAAAAAAGCGAGGACTATGTGCAGGTGCTGCTTCATCAGGCCAATGTCCAGAACCTTGTCAACAAAGCTGCAGAAGCAGATGAAGAGGTGAATAAAATCAAAGCCCAGAATCCGGACGAAGTGGAAGGCGCACATGGCGGATTTTTTCGCTTTATGGCCAAAATGGGAGCCCATCATGTCGGGCTTACCCCACAAGAAATGGATGCGGAAGTGGACAAGGAGAATGAGACCAACAAGGCAGCGAAAATCAAGGAGGCAGAGGCGAGACGCGAAGCTTACCTGACAAAAGCCAAGGAAGAGGCAAAGAAAGCCGCAGAAGCAGCCGGGAAAGGGAATATCGGCGGACATACCGACCCCGAACAGTCCGGTAAGAATGCGGAAGCGGAAGCCAAACAGCGGCTTGCCACCGAGCGCAGATTGGCGCAGGAACTTGCGGCACTCCAGACCGAGAACCGGAAAGAGGAAATAGACCGCATGCAGGCCGGCACCGAAAAGAAACTGGCACAAATCGAATATGACTATAACGCCCGGAAAGAAGAGATAAACCGGCAGGAAGCCGCCTGGAAGCGTGAGAACAAGGAAGCCGGCATATCCACCGGCGGGAACGGATTGACCCTGGAACAGACGGATGCCCTTGTTGCAGCCCGCGATTCGAACGACAAGAACCGGAGTACTGCCATTACGGCCACCTTCGAGGAAGAAAAGGAAAAAGAAGGCCAGGCCATGCGTGACTACCTGTCGGAATATGGCAACTACGAGGAAAAGAAACTGGCTATTACTGAGGAGTATGAAAAGCGTATTGCTGCAGCCACCACAGAAGGCGAACGGAAAACACTCCAGGAAGAATTGAAGAAAAAGATGGCCGACCTCGATATGGAGGAACTGAAGGAAGGGCTGGACTGGGAAGCCGTGTTCGGTGATCTCGACAAGGTGTCCACCGAAAGTCTCCAGTCCCTTAGAATCCGGCTGAAGGAATATATCGATACGCAAAAGGAACTGCAGCCGGACAGCCTGAAAGACCTGGTCCGTGCAATAGATTCGATCGACAAAAAACTGAACGAACGCAATCCTTTTACAGCGTTGAGGACATCCATGTCACAGGTGAAATCTGCGACTATATCCGTCAAGGAAGCGCAGGATGCCTACAACAAGGCGGTGAAAGAAGGGACTGAGGCCGAGCAGAAGAATGCCAAGGCGGCCCTGGATGCCGCCCGGAACACGAAACAGAAAGCGTTGGCCGAAGCCACGGATGCTCTGCACGGCAGCGTGGGACAGGTGAAGGAATACGTGGGAGTCGCCGAGGATTTGCTGGGACTGGCGGGACAGTTCGGCATTGATCCCCCGGAATGGATGGGCGAATACCTGGAGGGTCTGGGGCAGACGCTGGACGGATTGGAAAGCATAGACCTGACAAAACCGATGAGCATCATTACCGGCGGTATCAAGGCGGTAAGCGGAGCGGTGAAGCAGGTGTTCAGCCTGGGCGGCATCATCGACTGGAACGGCAGCAACGCGAAGGAAGTACAGGCCACCATGGAGCGGCTGACCGACCGGAATGAGATGCTGCAGACCTCTATTGAGGATTTGACCGACTCAATCAGGCGGGGCCAGGGCGCGAAGAGTGTGGCGGCCTACCGCGATGCATACAGGATGCAGCAGGAGACAAACTCGAACTACCTGCAGATGGCTATGGCGCAGGCCGGTTACCACGGCAGCCACCATTCCTGGAACTACTACTGGGGCGGATTCAGCCAGGCGCAGATTGACAAACTGAGCGGGCAGATAGGCCGCCAGTGGGACGGGAACCTGTGGAGCCTGAGCCCGGAGGAGATGAAGGCACTACGCAGCAACGTGGACATGTGGACTCAAATCCAGAACACCGGCAAGGGCGGCTACGGCGGGCGACTGACCGAGAAGCTGGATGACTATATAGACCAGGCCGGCAAGCTGGAGGAGCTGACCGATAATCTTTATGAGGGGCTGACCTGTATTTCATTCGACGGTATGTACAGCAGCTTCATCGACAACCTGATGAACATGAAGTACGGTGCCAAGGATGCGGCTGAGGAAATTTCGGAATACTTCATGCGTGCGATGCTGAGCAATAAGATCGGCGAGCTGTACAACGATAAGCTGAAGGGCTGGTGGGAGAAGTTCGGCAAGGCGATGGAGGACAACGATCTGACCGAAGCGGAACGGAACGCGCTGACGGATGAGTACATGCAGTATGTGGAAGAAGCCATGAAGCTCCGTGACAAACTTGCCGCCGCCACGGGCTACGACAAAGTGCAGGAGGAAGGCACGGTGCAGACGGGCAAGCCCGGCGCTTTCACCGCCATTACGCAGGAGCAGGGCACGAAGCTGGAGGGCATGTTCACCGGCGGTCTCCGGCATTGGGCAAGCATGGACAGCGGTATCGAGAACGTTGCGGAGAAGATGAGCGCGGCCGAAGGGTACCTGGCTAAAATAGAGGAGCACACCAGGCTGGGTACCGCCTGCCTGGGCGAGATAAAGGAAGATATACGTACGATAAAACGTGACGGCATAAAAGTGAACTGATATGGCAGATATATTGAGCGGTCTGGTGCTGGTAAACGGCACGGACATCTGGACTGAATACGGTGTATTCCTGGTGGAAGACCGGCGCGGCGGCATGGAGAACCTGACGGCCATCCTGACCCCGAGCAAGGCCAAGAAGGACACGGCCGTGGATATACGGGAGGAGCACGGGGAAAAATACAGCGCCGTGCTCACCCCGAGGAACGAGGCGCGTGACGTGACGCTGAATTTCGCCCTGTTCAACCGGACAAAGGCGGGATGGATGAGACAGTACTTCGCCTTTGTGAACTTCCTGAAACAGGGGAAAGACGGCTGGCTGGACATCAGCCTCCCCCAGTTGGGGCTGCAGCTGCGGTTGAAATATGCGGACTGCACGAAGTTTACCCCGCTGACCTATCTGTGGAGGGAGGGAGTGCATGCGGGCAAGTTCAAGGTGAAGTTCCGTGAACCCGTACCGGTCATCTGACGGATTAAAAAGACATTCAAACGGTATTTAAACGATAACCGAACATGATTACGATATATGACAGGAAAGGAAACAGGCGGGCGGACATCGCCGCTGACGACAGCTCGACCCAGCGGAAGGAGGTGCAGGGTGACAACGTGCTGTCCCTCTCTTTCACGCACCATGCCCATATAGCCGTCGATGTGAACGACTACACGGACTTCATGGGCGAACGTTACTGGCTGACGGAACGCTACACGCCGAAGCAGGTGAGTGAAGGCGAATGGCGCTATGACCTGAAACTGTACGGCATCGAGAGCCTCGTCAGGCATTTCCTTGTTCTGGAGACGACGGACGGCGATGCCGAACCGGTGTTCACGCTGACAGCCACGCCGCGGGAGCATGTGGCGCTGGTGGTCAGTGCCGTCAATGCCGGCATGGGGGATGTCACCGACTGGAAGGTCGGGCAGGTTGACGGAACGGAACTCATCGTCATAGATTACGAGGGGATGTACTGCAATGAGGCCCTGAAGGCGATTGCCGAAAAAGTGGGCGGCAAGGCCGAATGGTGGGTCGAGGGACAGACGGTGAATGTCTGCCGCTGCGAGCACGGGGAAAGCATCACGCTGGGTTACGGCGGTGGGTTGGTTTCCCTGGAACGCGTCACGGGCAGCACGGCCGGGTTCTACACCCGCCTGTTCCCGATAGGCTCCTCGCGCAACATCGACCCGGAAAAGTACGGCAGCAGCCGCCTGATGCTTCCGGGCGGGAAGAAGTTTGTCGAGGTGGGCGTTGACGAGTACGGCATATTCGACCGCTACGAACGCGATGCCTTCAGCGGTATCTATCCCAGGCGTGTGGGTACGGTAAGCGGCGTGCGCAGCAAGGAGGTGAAGGACAAGGACGGTGAACCCTACACGGTATATTATTTCAGTGACGCTTCCCTGGATTTCGACCCGAACAGTTATGAACTTCCCGGAGCGGTCAAGCGCGTATCGTTCCAGGACGGTGAGCTTGCAGGGCTCGGCAAGGATGACGGACACTATTTCGATGTCAATTTCGACAGCGACACCCGTGAGTTCGAGATTGTGACCATCTGGCCTTATGATGACGGCATGCAGCTTCCGGGTGACACGCTTGTCCCGAAGGTGGGCGACCGTTATATAATCTGGAATATCCGCATGCCCGACGAGTATTACCCGTCGGCCGAAAAGGAGTTCAGCGATGCCGTAGACAAGTACAACCGGGAACACTGGCAGGACATCGGCGTCTACAAGGCCCCGACTGACCATGTATGGGTTGAGGAGCACGGTGCGGACCTGTTCATCGGACGGCGTGTAAGGCTGGAGAGCCGGAAGTATTTTCCGGATACCGGCTACCGTGACAGCCGTATCACGAAGATTACCCGGAATGTGAACCTGCCCTCGAAGATGGACCTGGAGATAAGCGACGCCCTGAGTTCCGGAACGCTCGAACAGATACGGGACGGCATAACCGGGGTGCAGAACTATATCCGTGATGTCGCATCGTCCCTTCCCGATATAATCAGGACCGGCGACCGTACCCTTCCGACGGACAACAACCTGTATTCGGCACGCCGCTGTCTGTATGACTTCTTTTCCCGGTTATATCCGGACACGGCATACGGTACGAAAACCTTCATGGACCCGGTAAGGTTCGGCGAATTCGTAGACAGTATGATTGCCGGCAAGGGTGCAGGGATATTCCCTGATGGCCGGGCACAGGTAGAACGGTTGGAAGTCCGCGGTTCACTGTCAGTGCTTGACCTTATTATCAATCAGATTCAAGGAATGGAGTCTGACTACTCCTTTACCGAGATTGGCAAGATAGAATCCGTGGAGGATTTGGGAGAAAATACCTACCGTCTGAAAATAGAGAAACGCACGGACTTCGACTTCATGAAGTTCCAGGAGAATGATGTCTGCTTTTCCATCATTAATACACTGCTTACGGGCGGTTCCGACTATTATACAAGCTGGATGCGTATTCTTACCACCAATGCGCAGGAGAACAGCATAACGGTCGTGCTCTATCCGGACAGCGAAGTACCTGGAGGCACGAACTATCCGCCGTTGGCCGGTTACAACGTAACCCGCAGGGGTAACAGTACGCTTCCTGAAGCAGGCGGCTCCAACGAACGGGCGCAGTCGTGGATGATTTCTTCGCGTGAGGGGCGCATCATGTTTTTGTCCAACGTGTATAAGCCGATATTGGAGGACTACAACTACTCAATCAGTATCGGCAGATTTCCCCGTACCAAGGCACTTGAAAAGCTGCCGATTTCCGAGAATGAGACAGGCGTCATGGCACAGACGGTCATTGCCGAGAAATTCTACCAACTCGACCATAACGGTGATGTCATTCCCAACAAGGTAGACCGGGGCGCCTGGTCGCTGGAAACGGCCCAGAGCGGCGCTCCTTACCGGTTTGTACAGCACGAACTGTCGAAACCTTCCGGCAGCGAATATACCCTGCTGGAACAGCATACGGTCTACCACCTTGGCTGCAAGTGGGGCTGTCTGTCAGATA